GGTGCCCGTTCGTCTTCTAACGCAATCATGAACAAGGCGGACACACCTTGCTCATTTGCCCATGCTTCTATTGCATCATACATCGCTTGTCCAGCGCCATGCCCTCGGGCCTCTGGCGCAAGCCACCACCAGAGCTCCTGCGCAACCAGATGCGAAGGGCTGAAATACATGGGGTAGGCCAGAGCGCCAGCGATGCCGACCGGGCGCCCGTCGACTTCCGTAATCCACATGCCGGCGTGCGGGTTTTCCAGCGCCGACTTGTAGAACTGGCTAAAGCCCTCGGGGTCAAACGGGATGACTTGGTGCATGGGGCTTGCGTCATGAAACGCCTGCCCCATCGGCAGATACGCCGGCAGATCCTCGAGCGTGGCGCGGCGGACGATCACGAAATCTCTCGCCCAGATGCGCGAATGTTAATCGCCGAAGCCGTACCCGCCAGCGTGGAGATAAATCCACTAGGGGCTATAGCGGCGCCTACAAGCTCAGGAAACGTGTACGTCTCCGACGCCTGCAGCGTTTTTGTTTTTACAATTAGGTTTTGGTTGCCTGCGCCGTCAAGCGCGGTAACTAAGTTTACCGACAACGTAGCGGCCGAACCGCTGTAGTTGGTCGCCGTAAACTTGTCGATAATGGTCGTAACGCCATTAGCCGTGTATTGCGTAGTCTGCGTGTTTTCGGCGATTTTGGCCGGGATCAATACCTTGACATTAACTGCCATGTGTCACCTAAAAGGTAAATACGAAGCGAACTCGGCCGCTTGAGCCGACTTGCCCATCATCGCCGCCCTCGACAGAATCGCCACCATTACCGCCACCGCCTCCAACTAAGGAGTTGTCGCCGGTAATGGGCGTACCGCCCGCTTGCGTAAACGCCGCGCCGCCGTTGCCGTTAGCAGACGGAGGTACTGTACCGCCCGTCTGCGTGCCGCCAGCGCCTTGACGGCCGCCGTTGATGCCTAGGCCGCCGTACCCGCCAAAACCGCCGGTGCAGATTATTTCGGCCAAAGCGTAACTGCCTGCCGACGCGGACGATATACCGCCGGAGCCACCAACCGGATCGCCGTTAGTACCTGCGTACCCTGGCGTACCGACGCCGTATGCAATCGTTTTGCCTATGTCGCCGCCGCTGATGACCAATACAATTTTGGCGTACGCGCCGCTACCGCCGCCACCGCCCGGATTGTCTTGGGGCTCGTAAGCAAACTCACCAAAGATGTTAGTGACGGTGCCCCAACCGCCGCCACCGCCGCCGCCCCAAACTTCAAGGGTGAGGCCCGTGGCGCCTGCAGGGATGGTCACAAAACCAGCGCCTTCAGAAAAATCGTATACGCCGGCGCCTGACCCGCCGGTCGTACCAAAAATAGCGGCGGCTAAAGTAGCGCCACCCATTAGGTCAATCCCGCTCCGCTAATCAGCCACGACGTGCTACCGATCTTGACGCAAGTGGCAAGACCGTTACGCGCCAGCGTGCGTGTGCCCGTCGTAGTGCTGTTGGCCAATGTTAGCGTGTCAGTCGTGATGGCGATCGAGAGCGCGGTAGCGTTGACGTTGACGATAATGATCACGGTGCCAACCGGAAACGCCACGGCAGAGTTAGCCGGGATGGTCAGCGTCAGGCTGGTGCCGTTCATCAAAATTGACTTACCGCGATCCGCCAGCACTAGCTGGTAGTTAGCGGTTTTAGAGACTTGCGGCGCCTCGCGGTAGCCTACAGCCCAGTTGGCGCTAACCGTGTCGTTATCGGGAATAAGCGGCGTGCCCGTAAACGTCGGCGACGCTTTTGGCGCATACGTGGCGGCTACCGTAGCGGCGGTGATGCCATCGGTGATGCCGTATCCCGCCAAGGTCGTAGGCGTGCCGGTAATTGACGCCCAAGGCACGGTGCCCGTCGACAGATCGTTAATACCAGGAATGTCGTCGTACTCGCCGATCTGCACGTCGGTAGAATCGGTGAGCACGAACTTGTACTTTTGGCCTTCAGTAAGCCACATGTCCTGCGGCAAACGCCCGCCAGAGTCTAAGATAATCGGGTTAGAGTTAGCCGTAGTACCGTCAACAGCGGTGTACGTGTTGATGGGGGTAGTGGTGCCTGCAGCGTATGAGTAAATCTTTCCGCCGGACAGAACTTGGTTGTCGTCGGTAAAGAACTGCGCGCCGGCGCCAGCAAACGGGGAAAGATAGACAGTCATCGCTTAAATCCTCATTCCAACAACAGGTTGTTGTACTTGGCCGCTTGCATAATAACCCAGTTTGTGCCATCTGAAACGAGTGTAGCCCAGTCGCCGGCGGTGGCCGCCAAGATGGCCGTACCGGCAGAACCGCCGCCCTGCGGGACGACGTTGCTGGACGCCGACACTAGTTGTTGAGACTGGTAGTTTTGGAAGTACAACACTAAGCCGGAATTACTGCTCGCTGACGGCAACGTAACCGTACAGGTCGAACCCGACTTGTTGTTGATAATCCACGTTTCGTTAGCGCCAACCGTAAAATCGGCCGTCTTTGTTACGGGTGGGTTAGTGATTACGGGCACGGGCCCTGAGCTTGAAGTTGTTGCTGCGGGCGTTGGCAACGGCGCGATTTCAAGGTCTTGGATCTTTGTCCGCAAAACCGCTACTTCCGCTTCTACGGCCGCTGCTTGCGCAGACGAAAGTTCTAAATCGGCGATTGAAACCGAAGTCGTGCCGTTACCCGTCAGCAGAAACTGATTGTTGAAAAAGCGAAACCACTCACGCGAAACATACCCGGTGCGCTCGTCGATGAGCGGCACGCGAGGGGCGGGTATTCGCGTGATGTTTTGCGTCACGACGCGGTGCCGCTAATCTGCAGCTCGGCGCCCATGATGGCAACTTTTACCGGATCGGTGCCGCTGATCTCGTACACGCGGTCGCGCAGTTTGGTGGTCATGCCAAGGCGACGGAAGATGGCGCGGGTGCCGTACTGGCCCACTCGCCCCATAGACGTCGTGCGCTCGCCGTTCCAAGTGTGGCCGCCATCGTCAGACCAGCGCAGCATCAGCTGGGGATCTGCGCCGACAGTGAAAGCGACGTCGAGTAACAGCTCTTCGCCGCTTTCTGTTTCTAAAACTTCAAGCAGCTCTGTGCCCAACAAAAATTCGTTAGATTGCGCCAGCGAATAGCCGGGAAGACCTACGCCCGTTTCGCAGTCGATCTGCAAGCCGTGCTGCGCAGTACGAGTCAGGTTGTTGCCGCCGGTAGGCAGGGCGCGCCACGATCGAAGCCACTTCTGTGTAGCGCCCGCGTCTGCATAAACGTCAAGGCTAAACGCATAAAGGCGCCCATCCTCATAGTCGCCTATGATTGGATCGCCATTAAACCGGGCTTGGCAGTTGCCTCTATGGCGCTTGAAATCGCCGTTACGGAAGCCCGCTCGTTCGTGCCAAGCGCCGGTCGCTGCGTCAAACACCCACGTCGTGTCGGCGCTAGTAAAGTTCAACACGTAGAACGTGTGACCGTCCTGCTGGTAGGTGTACCCGACGGCATCGGCTAAATTGCTGTAGCCTTGAACGGCAAACTCCACGGCGTGCGTAGATACGCGGGTAGCCTGGTAGCCTTCCGCGCGGTACACGATGCCTTGGCCTCGAGCGTCTGCGCCAAGCCAAAACACCGAGTTATCCATCTTCGCAACCGAGTACGGTGCGATACAGCCAACTTCGTTGTACGCGCCTTGGATACGGCTAAGTGGAAACAGCGGATCGCCCGAGTTGTACCAGACTTCAACGCTATTGGTGCCAAACAGCCACGCCTCGCGGTGGTCGATAATCAACGACACCAGCCCGTCCGGCGAACCTTCGGCGCTGGCAAAATCCAGCGGATCAATCGACAAGCCGTCCAGCAGCTGCGTTACCCACACTCGCTGGGAGTTGGGTTCGTTGAACACAAAGTAGCCGTCAAGGTAGCCAACAGTCACTGCGCCGGGAAAGTCAGGGTCAGTGATCTGCGCAAACTGCAGCGTGTCGGTGTTGTAGATAAACCCGTCGGGGTTTGCAGCAATAAAAATCTGCGTGCCGTTGTCAGTCATCGACACCGGGCCTGTGCCCGTAATATCGCCAATTTTATTGGCCGCGTAGTTGGCATCAACACGGTAGAACTCGCTACCAGACACTACATACAGGTAACTGCCTAATGACCACAGCCCTCGAATCGGGCCTGTACCTACAGTGGCCACTAGCGAATAGCCAGGGCAGCGCTGCAGATAGGCAGGCTCTTTGCCGCCTTCTTGTATGACTTCCGGGTATAGGTTGACCATCCGGCTGTCGGCAGCGTTGACCGATCGGATGACATACGACGACCCGAGGATCGGCGTCTTCATTAGAAGTTGCCCGTAAAGATGTTAAAGCGCGGGCGGTTGACGAGCAGTGCCGCTGGCATTGCCATCACGTCATCCGGGTTGTTGATGCGCTTCAAGTTGCGCTTGCTGTACATGGCGATGCGCTGCACTTGCGGCGACGGCTCAACGCCAAACTCCGGCGCCAGCTCGCACGCTAAGTTGTAGCGAAACGCGCGCAAGTAACCCGGCGGGAACGTCAAATCGGTGTCAAGCGCTGCCGGCGCAGACAGGGGGCGCACCGACACAAAGTGGAATTCCAGCACCTTAGTCGGCACCGGATAAACGTAAATCTCGACGTTGGGGTACGTCATGTTGACCCACATCAACTGCGGATACGTAGACGTAACTGTTTTAACAGCAATGTTGTTGTATTGCTCGTTGTTAATCAGTTTGATGCCGTACGACACGTTGGTCGAGGCGTCACGGAAATAGGTAGCGTCGTCCATGAGGATAGGCCGCTCGGCGACAAACACGCCGGTCGGGCCCATCGTGATAGTGCGGACGTTAGGGAGCCAGTTATAAATTTGGTCGATGGTGGAAAACACGGACAGACGTTCCGTATTCCACGAATCAATCATTTGGTTTAGCGCTGTAAGGGCGTCCTGCGACGTGGCCGCCGAAGGTACTTCACCTTCCGCCAACATTCCGATCAGACGCAGCGCACCGTTGATCTGATCTGCAGCGGTGGTGGCCATAACTTACTCCTTACGGCGGCGGCGTGTTCTCAACGCATTAGGGGCAGAAGTCTCCGACGCCGCCATTTCTGACGACGCCGGAGATTCTGAATCATCAGGATCAGATGGGTCAAACTCTTCCCATCCATGCTCCATATCTTCCCGCGCTTCCAACCAGGAGATAGCAATTTTTTCCCCATGTTTGGGGTGACGAAGGTAGATATTCGGCATATTTAATGGCTTACGAAAGCCCGTGAATTACGCAAAAGTTGAGAATAACGGCTTCCGACAGATTTCCGCCGGTGTTGTTGTACAAGCCAATAACCGCAGAGCCGGTTGTTTGGCTGGCAACAAACGGCCAGTACGCGCCTACCGTGCCACCACCCGACACACTAACCGTGACAACATCGTTTGCACCGATTTTGCTGTTAGTTAGCGTAAAAGTGACTGACGCGCCGCCGGCAAGTAAAGCGTTATTCATCGTGATCCGGCCCATGCTTTTATCAAGCGTGACGCCGGTTGATTTGCTCGTCAACTGCGTAACAGCGCCCTGAGCCGCGCTGGTATACCCAAGCTCGTCGCTTGCGTATATGTCTGCTGCCGTTGCTTCACCCGTAACAGTTACGCTATTTGCCGACACAGCCCCAGTAACAGTTACGCTCTGAAACTCTGGGTCGGCATAGGCAACACCAATCGCCTGTGTATTAGGCATATCAATACCCCTTTAGGTGATGCCCCCGGCGGGTTTCCCCGCCGAGGGCGTTGCCATTACGAAACGCGGTAGCAAGTCCACGAACCGTCGCCCGTCTTGCGAGCGCGGAAGTGACCCGACGTACCGTTGTCGACCTGACCAGCGCCAACCAGCGTCCAGCCCGTACCAACCGCCACGGTCACGTCATCCGTGCCCGCGTCGA